AAAGTAGCGCTAATAGTAGTGAGATTACTTGCTGTAAACTCATCAGGCGCATATGGTCCGAGTACGTCGATTCCTTTTGCCATTTAGTTCACCGCCTTAATTGCGGAAACCTAAACCAATGAATCTTCCGCCTAGAGATGCACCTTCACTAAAGTGCAGTGTAGTGCCGTTTGCACCAATTGCTACTGGGTTTGCTTCCTCAGTTGGGTTATCGTTGCCGCCTACTACTATTACATCGCCGTAAACTAGACTAGCCAAGTGTCCTGAGAAGTCTATACTTGTATCGCCGTCTGCAAAAGTACCTGTTACTAGCATTAGGTTTCCTATTATTGTTGGTCTTGTGTCAAATGTTATTGCCATTTATTTATTCCTCCATTATTTCTGTTTGTGTTTCTTCAACTACTGCTTCTACCGGTGTTTCAGTTATTTCTTCTGCTACCGGTTCTGCCTCTGGTATAGAAGCGGGAGCGGGTGGGTTAAGGACTTTGTCTACCATACCAAGTAAATTGGTCTTAGTTTTGTATCCTTTGCCCACTTTGGTTCCGTTATCTACTAACCATTCAGAGATTTTGGCTTTAGTCCAACTCACGTCTGGTATACCGTCCGCGCCTTCGTCAAAGTGTACTCCTTCGTCGCCCTCAATGACGTATTGCTCATCGCTGATTTTCCTACGCCATAGATTTAGCCATTCTTGACTGACTTCTCTAGGCTGCATACGAACGAAAGCCGGTACGAAGATGTCCGGACTTTTTCGCTCGTAAAACGGTCCTTTGTAGGTTATAGTAGGCACGAAGAATCACCTTATGCCACTAATAGTGTTACAAACATTCCTGCTGATGCTGCTTGTGGTGTCAATGTTACTGTTGTTGCGTTAGTCAATGTTACTAGACAATCTGTTCCGCCAGCACCTTGTGTTACTCCTACTATTCCAACAATCTTACTGAATGCCGCAGGAGCGTTTGTGCTCTTTGTTACAACTATTGTTGAAGCGCTTGCGTGTGCTAAATCTAGTTTTATCTGTAATAGTTTCAAAGCACCTGTTGCGTCAGTAGTGTTTTCGTTTTTTGCTTGGAATCCGAGAAGAGAGCCGGGATATGAATCCGCTGCTGCTCCACCGTCTAGCCATGCTGTTTCTCCTACTTGTGTACCTGCCCACAGTTGGTAATCTGCGGTAATCGACATATTCGCTGGTATTGTTGTTGCGTTAGTCGCTGCTATCTTTAATCCGTTTTGGTCATCTAATGTTAATGTTGCCATATTTTATTCCTCCATTTATCTCCAAGACAACCTTACTTAAGGTTCCTTACGCTCCCTTGTGCACCGAAGAAAGTAGTCCATACTTCACCCATGGTTCTGTATAGTCCTTCTTGGCCTAGTCTGTTAATTGCAAACGGGTCACCTGTTTCGATACCGCTTTCAAAGTATTGTGTTGGAATTGCTGTACTGAAGTATAGATAATCAGTATCTAGGTAGTAGATTTTCGATAGGTTACCATCGTCGTCCATGTCTTTGGTTGGGATGATTGGTACACCGTTGTATGTTGCGACGATGAATCCGGCTTCCATACCGGGTACACCCTTCACACCGTTATATGATGGTGTAACTCTCTTCTCTTCCATGAATCTCTGTTGTGACTGCAATAGTTGTTGTAGTCTCATTAGAGTGTCATATCCAGTTAGCATAACTTTCGGGTTTCCACCACGTTCCCAGACTTGCTGGAATAGTGTATCTAATTGGTCTAGGGACAAAACTCTGTCAGCACCTGATGCACCTGCATTTACTTCTGCATCAGCCCATGTGTTATCGCTTCTGTTGATGGAATAGATATCCATGTCATCCGCAGTGTCCATCCAGTCAGTTGAACCACACATTATTGCGTGGCTTGCGGTAATTCGGTCTAAGGACTCGAAGTTGTTTGCTGCTGCTGTATCAACGTCTGTTAGAAGCATCTTGTTGACCATCTCTGCGTGATGTTTACCCATTTCTTCTTTGAGAACTGAGCGAATGTCTCCAAGACCATCGTCTCTGTCTGCTAGGAAGATTGCTGTTTCGGACATATCGAATGTGTGTGCGATAGTCTTTGGTTTTGCAGCAATGTGCTGGAACACAGGTTTTACTGTGTCAGGTAGTATTGCGTTTTCTGCAACTCCACCGTGTACTGTACCTGCGTTAGGTTTTTCTGTAATAACACGCCATCCGGACCTATCCCAAGGTCTTTTTGGTAGTATACTGAATGCATTGAATTCTTGGTTCAATTGTGACCAAACCTTGCGTCCGTAAATTGCTTGGTATGTACCAGCAGTTGTGGACAGCATTGGGCTGTCACTTTTCAATAGTTCACTACCACTGTATGAGTAGCCCATTGCGTTCCCTGCGCCATAGTAATAGCGCTCCATGTCTGTTATCGTTCGTACGTAATCTCTTGCCATATTTATTCACCTCTTTACTCCGGATTGAAGGCCCTCGTTGCCAAGTTGTGTACTTCTCCCCAAGACATTCTTGCTAAGTCTTCAGTTGAAGGTACAGACACTGTTGGTGCTGATACCGACTTCTGGATTGACTCACCAGATTGTGGGGTTGAAGTAACGCTCTCGATTCTCTCGGATAGCGCTTCAATCGATTTTTGTATTTCTGTTAGAGGTCCGCGAGCATCGTATGCTGCTGCCTCTGCTTTTGCAATTTGTTCAGTACGCTCTGATGTGTATCTGTCTGCGAATGATGTTTCAAGACTTCCACGGAACTCTTGTTCTAGAGCAGCAGCCTTGTAGACTTCATATGCTGCTTCTACATCTGAATCACTTACTGATGAAGGATTTAGGTAATCGGATTTCTTTACGTCTTTCTTACCGCCTTTTCCAGTTGTTCTTGAGATAGCATTAGTAGAAGGAGAGCCACTTTCTTGTGCTCGGCCTTTTACTTGACCACCAAAGTAGTCTGCACCATCGCCAATTGATTCTGGAGTAGAGCCTAGATTTGCTTTGTTTAAGTCATCAAAGTGTTCTCTTGCACCATTAATGTCAACTCCGCCACCTTTCAGGGTGTCTTCCATCCAGTTTAGATACTCAGAAGTAATAACATCAGAGTAATCGGACTTTTCGACGTCTTTATCTTTGTCGTCTTTCTTGTCCGCTGCTTTCTCTTTGTCATCCTTGGCATCCTTGCCGCTGTCTTTCTTATCAGCGATAGCCTCTTTCAATGCTGCTGGCATTTCACCTTTCTCCATAGAGTCGAGTCTGCCTTCGAGCCTTGAGAGCACATCGCTCATTTGCTTCATCATATCATCATTTTCTTCTGTCATTTTTTTTACTTCCTTTGTTGTTTTATCTTGTTTTAATATACTAAATGTTGCTTCTGGATTAATTCCTTTTTCGCAGATTGTGATTTCGTGTAATTCAAGTTTACTGATTTCTTGGTAGTCGCCCCTTTTTGGGTCCGATTTCCTCATTCTCTTGAATGCTTGTCCTCCGATGCTAAAACCTCTTAATCCGCCCTTGCGTATTTCCGCTGAGACTTCTTTGGCTTTCTCGATGTCATTTCGTAATTGAACTACTACAAACATTCCGACATCATCGACTTCGCTTTTCCACAACCTCCCTTCTGCATCTGTATAATTTGGTACTACTTCCCCTACTTGTATATTTGAGTGCGCTAATTGGACGTTTCTATATTTTGGGTCTTCCATAAACTTAGAAAATGCGTCCTTCAGTGCCCCCCTTGTTATTATATCGCCCTGCTTGTCGACCAACTCAACACTGGCGTAACCAGCGACAATGAGGTCGTTTCCACCCTTGAGGAGTGAAATCGATTCATCGTTTCTATACAGTTGTTCACTTAGGACCACTAAACTTGAGTTGGGTTGTCATACTACTTATACCGCTCGCCCGTCCAAATGCAAGGTTTCATTCACCTAAATCGTCGTACTGCTCTTCCTTTTCTTTCTTTTTCTTAGGTTTATTAGGATAATCAGATGGCTTTTCTGGGTCTTGCTCTGGTCTTTCTTTCATGTCCCAATCAGGTATAGCATGCTCCGTAGTAAGAGAAGTGGGGCCACGAGGACTTTCAACTGCTCCTCCAACATCTATACCTAATCCTTTACCACCAGACATTGGAAAATGTCCTTTCTCTATTTCTCCTAATGCTTTTTCCATAATTAGTAATGCTTTCAATGCCTCTTCCGGTTTCAACAGTATATTCTTATCTTTCTTTGGTTTTAACAAACCAGCACTCTGACCCTCTATTCTATGTGCACGCTCATCTGTCATACCCTCATCAGCATTATCCTCATCCCAGTCTTCCCTATCTAATTCTTCTTTCAGCAGTTCTTTGAAACCTTGACGCCAATAGGGCTCTAAACTCTTAGCAAGTTTTAATGAATAATCTGAATTACTAATACTACCTATAGCGGCTATTGGATTGATAGGTTGTTCATCTACTATCTCATACTTCACTAGGTCTTCTGGTAAATGGATAATAAAATGCCCTCTATCTATTTCCATAGCAAATGGTATGTGTATATCTTCTTCCGATTTTGCTAGTAATACCCATTTAGGATGTCTTTCCTCTCCTTTCATATAAGTAGACATAGCATCTCTAAGAAGTAATTTCTGGCCACCTTTACCTAATTCTTTCACG